GACTTCGGCCTGACACCGGACGCCTATCGCGCCAAATGGAACTTGCCGCCCGACTACCCTATGACAGCTCCGAATTACGCCGCTCAGCGCTCGCAATTGGCGAAGTCCATCGGGCTTGGTCGCAAGGCTGAACCCGTCGCACCAGCCAAGAAGGCACCTGCGAAGCGGAAAGCCAAAGCGTAGTCGGCCACCACATGACGCAACGGGAAGACTCAGCTATGTCTGGAGAGCGGCGGACCTGAAGAGGACCGTCTGGCCGGCGCCATTCGGGCAACCTCCCAGCGAGGGCGCCGGCCTTTTTCCTCCTGAAATCGTCAAGCGCGCCATTGCGGGGGCGAAGCTTGCGCGCGATGCGGCGCCGGGAAGGTTCGCGTCTGCCGCCCATTGCCGCAATGGCAATGAGTACACCTTTCGGCGGTAGCCCTTAATTCGGATGCGCGTTGGCTCTTGCATTAGAGTGAGCGCATACTTCGGATCAGCCAGCACAGCGCCTCCTCGAAAGCCAAGACTGGTCAGGCCCAGCGGCCACCGCTGCTCGTCCCCACTACGACCCAACCGCTGGGCCGCCCCGGTAAAAAATCCGCTCCCGTCAGCGCTTCACCTTCGGCGTGATCTCCTCGATCTGCGCCCTAACTCCGTCCTGGACCATCGCTTGTTCAAGCGACTCGGCCTCCGCCTGGTCCTTGGTGGTCAGGACAGTGCGCCAGTGCGGCTTGTCGAAGACGCTGACGATGTAAGTTGTGGCGGGCTTGTCGGTCATCTCTTTCCCCTTGGAAAAGGCGAAAGCCCGCGCCTCTGGCGGAGAACGCGGGCCGATCAGAGTTACCCCCGATCTTCAGCAGGCAATGGAGGGCACCGCCCGCTGCCAAGCACAAACTTTCAGACACAGCTAATGTTCCGTCAAGCCATCCGATCGAAAGTCGGTTTCCATCCGCGGTGGCGCCTACCCAGCCGTGGGCGGTCTAACCGGCCCCGTGGTGTGCCACTGGATGAACGCGACTTCCTTCCCCGTCACGTCCCGCACGGCCTTCAACAGCACCTCATGCAAGACACGCGTAGCCCGGTAGTGGTCGCAGTGTGGCGATATGAACGGCTTCACGATGCTGAGGTGCAGCGCTTCTGCTGCCACCAGAAAGCGCTCGATTTCAGCCTGCGATAATTGCTTTGACGGTTTCGACCTAGCCATTGCGACACCTTTTGAGAGTCGCCCCACCTAAGAACAAAAAAGGAACATTTTGCTTGATCGTCAAGCCCAGCCGTGGAATCTTTATGTATGAGTGACGAGCCTCTGAAGCTTCCCGAAGGCATCCCAGCAGCGACGCGTGACCGCGCCAGCGTGCTGGGCCACACATGCGAACACGAGGGTTGCGGCAAGGTCGCAGGATGGGGCTTCGCCCGGCCGCGAAAGGAATCTCACTGGTTCTGCTATGAGCACCGCGGCGACGGTGATCGCTACCTCTAGACGTCGAACAGGTCAGTCGGCCCCAAGCCGATCTCGTCAATGATGTCGGGCGTGTTGTTGCGCGGGCTACCGACCTTGGTGTCAATCGGCCACATCTTCATCAGTTCGGATGGATAGGGCTTCATGAGGTCGCGCGGATCTGGCTCCGGCCCGAGCCAGCGCATGAAATCCGATGGCGTCAGGATGACCGGCATGCGGTCGTGGATAGTCGCCATCAGATCATTTGGCTCGCACGTCACCACTGCAAAAGTCCGGATGAGTTCGCCTGTCGTCTTGTCGGCATATTCTTCCCAGATGCCAGCCAGGGCGAACGGATCGCCGGACTTCATAGCGATGGCATATGGCTGCTTTTTCTTGCCGGATGGATCGAGCTTCTGCCACTCAAAGTAGCCATCTATCGGCACAAGGCAGCGACGCGATACATAGGCCTTCCGAAACAACCCGTTGCTTGCGATGGTTTCGCAGCGAGCGTTGACTGGTGGCGGGCGCCCGCCACCGTCTCGAGCCCAGCCAGGCACTAGCCCCCATCGCGCTGAAACGAAGCCGGCTATGCTGGTGGAAAGCTCTTCGCGGATGATGATTGGATAATTCAGGCTGGGCGCACCGTTCCAGATCGGGAACCCGTTGCCCAAGCGTTCAATGTCGCCGGGGTGCGCGAACTCGAACCGCCGCACCATGTCAGGGATTGTTGATTTGACGAAAACGCGCCCACACATTTTAGCCGAAGCTCACATCCTGACGTCGGGGAGACCAAAATGGGAACGGACTGCGAACGAGTCAACCGGTTCTCTTGCGACGACGCATTGCCTCGAAGATCACTTCGAAGACGCTAGCGACCTCGCCATTGATCTCATCGGCGCGGATACCGGCCTTCTCAGCCGCAGTCATCAACTGGTCCGCTAAGTCGCTGGCGGCGATTGGATCTCCCCGCGCCACAATGGGCAGTTGCTGGGCCATCCAATTGTCGAGAAACTTCAGGCCACGAGCGCTCATTCTGGCAAGCCCGAGTTGTGATGCACGATGGCATCGAGGACAGCCTCATACACACTACCTGTGTCCTCCTCGATCTCGGTACTGCTGATGCCTACCGCCTTCGCGTCCGCGAACAGCTTCTGCGTCAACTCGGCAACCGAGATGATGTCAGCGCCTGCAGTCGCAGGAACGTTGGCTACTATCCATTTGTACAAAAAATCAGTCCCGCGTGTGCTCATCCAAACCAACCGAACGTGATACTAACCATCACCGTCGCAACGAGGATCGAGAGTGGCACAGCGACGAACAGTCCTGCTTCCAGAAGTCGAGTCTCTTTGTCATTGAACATTAGTCGGCCCTTATGGAATCTGATTGGTGAGCTAGGAAACTCGGAACGGCTGTTTCGGTTCCAGAAAACCCGCCGCTCAATCACGGCAGCGCCGGAGACTTTGCGCGATTTGCCGATTCAAAACCGAAAAGTAGGCAAACTCGCCGGGCGAGACACCCCAACTGCCCTCGAAGCCCGGCGAGCCTACTACCTGATCAGGTACGCGATCAGGACCGGGGTTCACCCAGTAACGGGTCCGGTGCAAGATCAATGCCAGCAATCCTGTGCTGAAATGGGACGTGCGGCCAACTCTGCCTCCAGGACTGAGCATGCTATTTTAGGCGCGTCGCATCCTCTTCGCGAAAATCCTGCAGCGAAGCGTGTCGCAGGTCTTCCTCACCGCGAAGGTGCTTCACTCGGCCGATCAGCCCCGGCTTGACCCACTGAGTGGCCGGCCGCTTCATGCCCTTTGGCGGCGGCCCGGCGTGCTCCTGGACACGCTTCCAAAGCCGGTCCCGGATCGCCCCGCGTGAATTGATGAAAGCCGACCCGACATAGCGACCCGTCGCACGATCCGCCATCAGGGCGAAGGCCGGCTTGCCCGCCTCACGCTCGACACCAAGCAGCTCGAATTCGTCGACCGCATAGCTCTTGATCTTCAGCCAGTTGGTCGACCGGCCGCTGCGGTATTGGCTATCGCGGCGCTTCGACACCATGCCCTCGATGCCAGCTTCGTCGATCAGACCGAAAAGCGCCTTCGCTTCGCCCGGCATGGCTTGGCTGAACTGGATATGCTCGCCGGGCTCTATGATGCCTTCCAGGATCTCGCGCCGGTCCTCCAGAGCCATGGCGCGCAGGTCATGGCCGTTGAGGTGTAAGAGATCGAAGGCGACGAAATAGAGGTCTTGCTCGCGGCGGGTGATGGCCCTTCTTAGCGCACCGAAGTCGGACAAGCCGGCTTCGTTGAGCACCACGATTTCACCGTCAATGATGGCATTCTCAACACCCAGGCGCTTCGCGGCACCGACGAGGCTGCGATATTTCGTGGTCCAGTTGAGGCCGTTGCGAGTGAAAATGCGGACGTCATGGTCGATGATGATCTGCGAGCGGTACCCGTCAAACTTGACCTCGTGAATCCATCCGTCACCCTCTGGAGGCTTCTCCACCAAGGTCGGCAACAGAGGCTCGATGAACTTCAAACGCATGCACTGCACTCACAAGCCGCGATTCAATCAGCATGCGCTAAAATAGTTCCGTAACCGGATGCCGGCTTGAAACAAAGTGCGGCGAGCGACGTTGGGCATCACCTGCCAAAGGGAGGAGAACTGACATGACCGACGACAAGAACAAGCTTGGCTATCAGGACCGCGCCCGCGTGAGCGGCGATGAGGAGTATGAAGTTGGCTATCTCGCTAGCAAGTTCGGTCTTTCAACCGACCAAGTGCGGGAACTCATCAGAAAGCATGGCAGCAGCCGCGAGACACTGGAGCTGGAAGCCAAGGCGCTCGGAAATCGCTAGGCTGACTGCGTCTCGAAAAAGGAGGCCGTTAAAATGCTCGCGGGGGATATTGCGGAACGGCGACTGAAAATGCTGGTGGAGCAGTACGTCGAAGCAAGGAAAAAGAACCACGATTTCGTGTCGACCGAGCTTGCCAGCAAAGCAATCCGCCAGCTTATTTCCCCGCCGATCGGGGCGGAGGGCCTTGATAACATGATCGCGAAATGCGCCATCCAGCATGGGCTTAGCGTTCGTTTTGACCGCCAGGAAACTCGGCCGACTTGATCTCGTGCCAAACAAAAAAGCCCGCCACCTTTCGGCAGCGGGCTTTTCCGAATTTCGTGCCGTGGTGCCGTCTCAAGCCTTACTCGGACCAGAGACGGCCACAATCTGTGCCGCGATTAGAGCCAAGCGCTCGCGCTTTGTCAGAACCGGCTTGTGGTAGGTCTTCTTCATGTGTGCTCCCTTTTGCCTCGACACTAGAAATGCATTTGTCGACGATGAGTTGTCAAGAAAGATGCTCGCCTGTGGCCCGCCTCAATGGCGGGAGAGGCGGGCCGGCCAAGGTATACGGCCCTTGACCGACAGCGAGGGGTCGCTGTCATCTCAGAAACCAGCCGGCGAATATGAGGTTCCGCTTATACGCAAAAAAGGCCCACCCGAATGGAGAACAGGCGGGCCAGGGTCTGGAGTGTGCTGGGATCAACCAGCATCGGTCAACGAGTGGCGGAGGGGTTGGTTGCGCGCCCCAGCAGGTCCTAAGTGGGGAACTTATCGCGGAGAAGGACGTGAATTCGCTTAAGGACCATCAGCAGGGACAAAACGAAATTCGCTGATAAGAGAACAACCACCGCCTCCAAAATCCGCTGAGTGAGCCCATTCACAAAAAGGAGGGCCGTCAGGACCACCACGGCGATAAGAGCGACCAGAATGGTATAGGATATGTTGGCAAAGCTCTGCCGCAGCAATCGATCGCGAACCCCTTTTTTCCCATCACCATTCCCGTCGGAGAAACTGTAGATCAGCACTAGCACGTTGAACAAAAGTCCAGAAAAAATTGCGAACACCGAAATTAGGGTACCGATGTTGGCATCGCCAATAGACAGGCAGAATGCGAAAGCGGCGGTTGCTAGCACCGCCGGCACTCCTGCCATGATAAGAAAATCTTCGGTGCTGTACTTCTGCGTGCCCTCATCCCTGAAAGTCGAGAAATGATCTTCAAGGATCATCCTGATGTCGATCTTGCTCGTCATAACTCGATGCCTCCCCGTTTTGCGAGATCATCAACTATTTTTACAAACTCCGACTTGAGACTTTCAAATGTCGGAAATCCGTTCTGTCCGATCTTTACGTCAGCCGTAAGATCATATGATGTAGACAGGTTTTCCGGTTTGGTAAGGTTGATGGTCTTCAATTCACCACCAACGCGAATTCTGGTTTTTACGACATCGAACCCATTGTCATCGAAATCGAAAACCTCCTCCAGTTTCTTCTCTCCCTTTGCGAACGCAATCAGCCCATCTCGCTTAAACATGCCCTTGTCAGAAGGCTGTATAGAATACACGAACTTACCGGGTTGCACGGTCTTGTTCCCGCCAAAGCGGTCTGCGATATCAGCGGGGATTTCATGCTTCTCCACTATAACCTCCTCGACCGACCCGACCTTCAGATATTCAGCCAGGGCGTCTGCCACGGTGAGGCTACGAATGTGCAGACGGTAGGCAGGATATAGTTTGTCGAACTGGCCTGAAATAGCGGTCTCGAAAAGACTCCTGACACCACTTAATCCCCAGGATTGTATGCAGAGGATGCCTCTCTTCTCGTTATCAGGTAGCTCCAGATGGAAATAAAATGGGTCTGGCAGCGACTCAGTTTTCTTCTTGTTGTAGGCAACCTTGCCGTTGTCAGTGTCGATTATGTCGGATGCAAAGCCGTAGTCGCCAGCTTTCAGAAAGCCAATTAATGGGCCGCTCTTCCCCCATTTTGGCTCGATACTGAAGACCTTTTGATGAAGAGGTATCTTGCTGAACGTCGTCATTTTGCTCAGGATTTTCTGGATTGCGGTCCTAAGATCGGTCCCGCCATCAAACTTCCCGAACTTCAGATTTTCGCTCGACTTAGCGTAGAGACCTCTCAGCTCCACGAGATAAGCATTCGCACGACATTTTCTTGCCATTCACCCCTCCCCGACTTTAGCTGACCTATGAAGACAGGTTGAAGCAGAAAGGTCGAGTGGGGGCTAGGTGAACGGCAACTACGTCCCAGGGGTCGGCGTCTGCTTTCTGCGCAGATCGTCAAGCTCCCGCTTCATCTCCTGGATCACGTCGCGCGTCCCGTATACCGAGCCAAAGTCCTGCCGGAGCTCATCCAGCCGACGGGAGAACTCTGTCGCCTGCTGTTCATAGGACCGGTTGCGCTCCATCCACTCCGAGCGTGCCACCGTGCCGCCTCGAAGATCGGCAATCGCCGTCTCCATCCGGTTGCGGTCCTCAATGCCGCGCTGCGCCCGCCAGTCCATTTCCTGTCTCGATACCGTGTTGGCGGCGAGGCTCTGGATTGCTTTGCTGGTCTCTGTGGTTAGGCTCTGGATGAGGCGGCTGGTTTCGAGATCCTGCGCTTTCAGATCGTTTGTCGATTCCCGGATCGGCCAATAGACCAGCCCCCCGAGGACAACCACGACAGAGACCATGACGCCGAGCGCTTGCCACTGCGGCCGGCTGCGCTCCGATATCGACGTGCCAAGGGCGGCGATCGAACTGCGCGTCTCATTTGTGAACGAGGCGAATGAATTCTCAATCTGTCGAAAACCAGAACGCATTTCGGCTTCAAGGTCGGTCTGGCGCCGGCCAAGGTTCGTGACACGCTCGCCGAGCTGCGCCTGCACTGGATCTTGATATACTCGCTGGTCTTCAGCCATGCCGTCGTCCACTTCTATGCCTCAGCCATGCGAGTTTTCGCTATTTCAGTTCGGCACGGCGTTCGGCGCTCGCCTTGGTGTGCAGATCGCATTCCGCGCGGGTGTAGAGCTTCACGGCGCAGCCCGGCGCCATCGTGCGGTCGATCTTGTTCTGGTCGGCAACCGTTTTGCCCTGTGCGCCCGGGAGGCTGTTACCGATGGCCGAGCGTAGCGGCGTTACACCTTTGACGCCCGAAGTCGTACACGCCCCCAGCGTCAATGCACTCGTCAAGAGACATGCGAGCGTCAATGCCCTTATGGACCGCATCTTGGTTGTCCTTTTCGATCTTGGCGCGGACCTCGTCGGCGCCCCAATGCTTGATGAGTTCGTAACCGCCCAGCGCGGTGGCTGAGACGGCGACGGCTATGGCGGCCCACGCAGCAAGGACGGCGACTGGCCGCGGAATGCCCACAGAGCCGGCGATGATGGTGATGAGCCAGGAAATCACCATAGGAACCACCATCCGAGGAAGACGGCGATCCCTGCGAGCGACAGGGCGCCGGCAACTCGCAGCGTCCAGTCGATGACCGGGATGAAGACGTTCTTGAGCCCCTCCATCAATTCGCCCCCGTGCCCAGCGCCGCAGCGATCTGCTTGGCCTTGCGATTGGCGTACCAGCGGTAGGCAGCACCACCGAACAGCAGCAACGCGCTCACGAGTGCCAGGATGACCACAATCTTGGTGATCCACTCGCTGGCATAGGACAGCGGAGAAAGCTGATCCTGAAGACCCTGCAGCGTGCCCGAGACACCAAGACCCGCGCCGCCGCCGCCGATTGCAGCATCGGCAGGCGCGGTAGACGGCGCGGGCGTAGCGTCCTCGACAAAGGCCTTCGCCTGCCCACCATCAATGAAGCTGGCAGCCTGCGGCACCTGACCGGTAGCCCATGCCTGACCGATCGAACGAACCTCAGCGACGCGAGCGGACCACCCACGACCGAAGGTAGCGAAGGTGCTGAGACGTCGCAGGAAGTTCATCCGCGCATCGCAGATCCGGTCAATCAGCGCGTCGTTGTTGTTGATCGCCTTGAGCGCAGCAAGTGTGCCCATGCCCATGACACCGTCGATGCGGCCGGTGTAAACGGGCCCCAGAGCTTGCTGCAGCCACATGATCGAGCGGCCAGGGCCGGAATTCACTGCGCCGTCAAAGAGTACATAGTCGACGCCAGCCGGTAGCGCATCGCCCTGCACCGCGTCCCAATACTGGTGATCATAAATCGCGTTGAGTTCGTCGGCGGTGATGCCCTTCACCGACCGGGTGGCGAGGCCCTTGCCCTTCCGATAGCCGTCATAGACGCGCTGGGTAACGCCCTTCATCGTCGGGCCGCCAGGGTCTTGGGCATGGTTCGAATAGCCGCCTTCGTGCGCGAGCACCTTGGCAAGCGATTCCTTTTCACGGGAAACAGCCATTTGATATTTTCCTTCCAGGGGATAGTGGATATAAGCCAGCTTTTTGGGAGGGAGACTTAGATGAGCAAAGACTTAAGCAAGGAGTACGGCCCCGCATTCTTTGAAGCTCGCAGCCGGGAGGTTGGTATTGCTGAAACGGTCTTGCGCCCTTTAATTGGCCTACTGCGGCCGCAATCCATTGTTGACTTTGGAACAGCTACGGGATCGTGGCTCGCCGCGTCAAAACGCCTTGGTGTGCAGCAGACAAGAGGTATCGACGGACCTTGGGTGCCCGCAAAACAGAGGCTCATCGAGCCGCACGAATTCACCGAAGCGAATTTTGAAGAAGAGTTGCCCGACCTTGGCCGATTCGATCTGGCCATATCAGCGGAAGTGCTGGAGCATATTTCCGGCCCGGCGTCTCTCAGAGCCGTCGAGTGGCTGTGCCGCAGTGCGCCGGCAGTGCTGTTTTCTGCCGCTATTCCGTTTCAGGGCGGCATGCATCACATCAACGAACAATGGCAAAGCCATTGGGCAAATGCCTTCGAAGCATACGGCTTCAAAGCCTACGACATAATCCGACCGGCAATTTGGACGGATAGGTCAATCCCGGTTTATTATCGGCAAAACCTGATCTTTTTTGCTGATGACGAGACCGCAAGAAATCATGGGCTTGTCCCGATCGCCCCTGCGTTCATTGATCGCGTTCACCCTGATGAATACTTTACAAAGATGACAAAGCTGAAGCGCCGCACCATTTCGGGGCGCATCAAATGGCTGCTAACCGGCATGCATCGGCCTGAACGGGCCAATCTCCCGCCAAAGCGTTAAACGGCCAAGACGGCAACGAACACGCCAGGCAGATCGATGATGCTGCTAGTGGTGCTGGTTTAAGAGGCAAGAATAATTGCGGGGTCGAGCCCGAGCGCGGCCACGAACGCCATGGCGTCGGGATCGTCACAATAGACGGCGGGATGGTCCGGAGCGAACCAGCGGGCAAATGCGTTCGGCTGCGCCCACAGCGCCCCTTGGGCTATGCCCATTTTATTGACATCGATAAGCCGTTGCATGACCGTAGATTTCAGCACCATCTGGCGTGCGACGGGCGGCTCGCTCCATGCGGAGCCATCCCATGTCTGCCGAGCATCAGTGGGCGCGGTAGGCACTTCTATGCCGCTTTCAGGCAGTTCAATGTCTTCGCCGTCGAAGCCGCCGAGATAGCCCCCATTGTCGTCAACGAAATAACGCGTCATGCCCATGCCCTCACAACAAGCCGCCAACTCGTCTTAACGGTGGTGGAGTAATTACCATTCGTTTTGTTAAGCAAAACGATATATTGTGCATCGCTGCCGAAACGAACATTCAGGTTCGTTGCGTCGGGGACGATAGAAACACCCATACCAAAACTTCCCGTTGCAGAGATGTGATGGTTGATAAACACTTCGTCGCCGATAGAATATCCTGCGTCAGCTGTGGTACATTGAAGCGCGACCGCGATTATCTTTGGCTTCACTCCGAGCCCATGCGCCAGTGTCAGCGCGCCACCTTGGGTGAGCGTCTGCTGTGCGCTTTCAAAAGCCTGCGTGAAGGGCAACGGCACCGACAACTGCCGATAGCGTGCGTCCTGTTCGGCTTGAGACCACTGGATTTTATACCAGGCGCCCCAAGCGCCTCCGACTTGGTGACGCCGCCAGATTTTGGTATCAGCCGCCGTTGCGGCGGTGAAATCATACACGGTCTGCGCCCTGTAACCGGCAGCACCATGCGCCTCGACGGTACCTATGTTCCAGGTGGTATTGGCCGCCGGCGCATTGGCAATCCCACTGCCCATGTACCAGCCGTTGTCAAGGGCATTGTTCCAGTCGGTAATGGTCTTCGCGACAAGCCCAAGCCTCGCAGGCAGGATCCCATCAGCAAGTGTCGTAGTGATCGGTTGGCCGGATGCCCGCTGATAGCTGACGCAAACCCAATTGCCGCCGCCCTTCGAGCGCATGACGGCGGCATCGCCGGCCGCCGCCTGGATGTTGGCTGCTCCGGGCAGGATGAGGCTGACGGCGTTATACGTCAGCAGCGGCGCAGCGACGAAGACAAGCACGCGTTCCACGCCCGAGGGGAGAACTCCAAAAGCCGTGATGGCCGCTGAACCGGTGACGTTGACGACAATGCCGGTTGCCGTGGCCAGATCAGTGGTCGCGGCCGAGGCGATGTTGGCCGAAGTCGTATTCAGCGCATCGTTACCTCCAACCAGCGTTGACGCCCCGGTTCCGCCCATCTGGAACGGGCGCGGCGTGTTCATGATCGCCAACAGATCGGCGAGGAAAGCGTTGTACTTGCCGCTTTCAATCGTCGTGTTGGGGATCGCCACCGTGTTCGGCGGCCACGACGTGACCCCGCTACCGTTCATAGGCATTGGCATTCTCCATGGAAATGGGCATATATTCCGCGATGCGATACTTGTTGATCATCTCGACGTTGCTTCTTGCCGGCTGTCAGTCAGAGCAACCGGCAAACCCTGCAATGGCTCAAAAGCTCGGCGAAACGTGCCAGGCGTACGGTTTCAAGCCGGGCTCGGATCAGTTTGCGCAGTGCATTTTCCAGCTTGATCAGAACCGCATCGCCGAAAACCGGAGGAAGCGGATTGCAATCGGCGATGCTCTGTCCGACGCTGGAGACAACATGCAGCGCAGTGCGGCCGCCAATCGCCCGATCAACTGCACCTCGACGCCGACCTATGGCGGCCAGGTCAGAACGACGTGCTACTGATGAGCGATGGCAACCCCTACCAGATCGAGCACAACTCGAAAGAACGGCGCCCCACCAATGCGATTTGGTGGGTCTTGGCCGTGATTCTCGCCGTTAATTGGATCGGCTATCTGTATTTCAATGCCGCCGATGTTTGGGCATTGGCCGTCGGCGGCGGCACAGGCTTAATCTTCGCTTTGTGGGCCATCGAGATAAGCGGCAACAAGTGGCCGTTTTCAGCGCCGGGCCGCCGCTGACGATCCGACTTGATTTGCAATCGCTGAAACGATAGCCCGCCGCGCTGCCTTGGCCGATGCGCTTTCCGCACCGGCCGCCAACGCCTGCCGCGCCATGGTCGGATCGGTCTGCATTAGTGCCTCGCCGACCTTCGAAAGAACGCTCGGCGGAAGGCCCTTCGCCTCATTCAGCGTCTTTGCCAGCGCCGCCGTGATGGTGCCCCAAGCATCGCCCTTCATCAGCCGAGCCATAACCGACGGATCGAACTGGGACATGTCGGCAGTGTCGGCCAAATTGTCGGCCGTCCTCGAGCCGCCGGTTGCCGCGTTGCGCGTTTCGAACATCGTCTTTTCGCGGCCGAGCTGGTTCCACAGTCGCGGGCCACGACCTGGTGCCGTGACGACAGGGAATTCCATCCCGGTCGCATCCGAAATGAGCGGTCGCGACTTGTCGACGCCAACTGCGGCCGACTGTGCTTGCTCGATGAGAGGATCCGCATAGCCGACGCGGAATGCCGCCTGCTCTGCGGGTGTCATAGCCTGATAGACAGCGGTCGTGTCCTGGGCGCGACCGCGCATCGCTGCTGTCTTGCCGGTGCCGACTGCCTCAATCCGCCGAGAAGCCGCGGCGAACGCGTCCCTGGCTGCTGCATACGGCGCTGAGGCATCGGCCAGCGTCTGGTCGAGCACGCGCTGAACATTGCCCAGATAATGCGCCCGGTTGCCGGCGCCCTGGTTCTCTGCCTTCGTGATCATGTCGTCGAGATCGAGCTTGGCACGAAATACAGCATTGAAATCGGTCAAGTTCGATCGGCCGTCAGTGATCATCGAGCGAACACGAGACAGCGCGCCTTCAATGCTATCATTTGCGATCTGGTTGTTCGGCCGAGCGATCGAATGAACACCAGGCTGCAGAACTTGGTCGATGGCCGTCACAGCCGGCGAAATGTCGACCGGGTTGGCCTGCTGGCGGGCCTGTCCGTAGAGCTGCGAGGCTTCGGTGTCACGTGCCCCTATGAGGGCCGCCGTTCTTTGCGTGGCGGTGTCTGGAGCGTCGAAGGCTTCAGACAGGGAATTGACCACGCGGCGGCCTTGGCCAGCCTGCCGAGCGTTGAGCGCCTCGACGACCATCTGGCGGGCTTCATTCGGATTGCGCGTGACGGTTGAAAGCAGCCTTTGGCCCGAATGCCCCATGGCATCGGCTACGGTGAACACCGGCTGATTGTCGGCATGTGCAGCGGCGAGGCTTTGCGTGATGTCGTCGACGGACGAACCTGAGCGCTTGATGCCTTCGCCCAAAGCAGCATTCGCATAGCTGTCCGGACGCAACCGAGCCATGACCGGCGAAACAATCGGCTTGAGCAGGTTGGCAGCGCCGGCAACGAGCAGCGGGGCTACGCCGCCAGTCACAGTGCCTACAGCCGAACCCAATAGACCTTTTTTGACCCGGTCCTCGATCCCTTCGCCGCTACCGAAACCGGTCAGGCCGCCGAGGATTGACCCATCTGCCGCGCCGCCTGCCGCGATGCGCAATAGGGGAGCGCCAGCTTCAGCCGCGCGAACGCCGAGCGACAGACCACTTTTCGCCATCGCAGCGCCGCCGGCAACGCCCGCCGCACCCATGCCCGCGATGTACGATTTCGGATTGTCGTCATAGGCCTGCTGCTGATCGCCGCGAATGTCCTTCAGCGCTTGGTTGTAGGTCGATCCGGTGCGACCAGGCAGCTTCTCGATGAGGGAGACAAGGCCAGCCGCGCCCTCATCCGCAAAGCCCATGCCGGCCATATCGGCGGCGCCCATGCCGGCAGAGCCGAGCTTACCGTATTGCTGAACCTCGCCGGTCTTCTGGTCATAGCCTTCGACGCCGGGCGGCGCAAAGGCAGGGACGCCTGGCGGTTGCATGGTGTCAGGATTGACACCTTTGAAATTGCGGACATCGTCGAGGCTTACGCCTTCGCTGGCGATATAGCGATCAATGTCACCCTCGGGCGCATTCTGCCCGACCATCTTGCCGACATTGCCTTTGATGCGTGCGAGATCAGCCATCAGTCGAGACCGTATTTCTTCTTCAGGTCATCAGCGCCACCGGCCGACGGGGCTTCATCCTGCACGTCGCCACGATTGTTCTTAATCGCCTCAACCATGGTGTGGATGCGAGCCAGCTTGTCGTCGATCGAGCCTTTCGCCTCGCCCACTTTCGGAATGAGGGTCGAAGACAGGTTCTCGACCTCTCCCGGCGTCGCCGTCGCACCGGACACGCTGTAGAGATACGAAGCAACGACGGTGCGGAGCGAGTTCGCAGCCTGCTGGTATTCCTGTGTCGTGGCATAGTCAGCGCCAACTGGCAGGTTCGACCAAAGCTGATTGCTCGGGTCCGACATCGCGCCGAAGGTCTGATCGATCCGCTCAACCTCGGGTTTGACCACGGTGTAGAGCTGCTGATTGCGCTGCTGCGCTTCGTTCGGCGGCTTTTTAAGCGACTTCGGATCAGTCAGCGGGATCATGCCCGGGCGCGTTTGCGTGGGCTGCGGTGGTGTTGCAGCGGGCGCCACAGGTGCGGGAGCGGCCGGCGCCGCAATCGGCGCGGCGGGAGCCGGAACACTTGCCTGCGGGCTTGACTGGGGTGTCGGAGTGATAGGCTGAGCCTGGCCGCCTGCGGCTTGGCCGAAGACGCCCTGCGGCGTCATAAAGATCAACTCGCCGTTGGGGCCGGTGATGGTCTTGCCCGCGCCAATCTGGGCGGCCTGTTCCGGGGTCAGTTTGCCATTCTGGATCAGCCAGTTGAGGGACTGGCCTTCAACCGACTTGCCGTCGAAGATATCGCCGATCGCGCTGCCGCTACCGATGCTCTTGGTCTCGCCGCTGGCCGCGTCGAACAAGGTATGATCGTCGAGCTTCTGCCACTGCTTGGGCGGGACGACCAGCGACTTGCGCGCTGCCTGAATATGCAGCTGCCGGAGCGGGTCGGCATCCTGCATCCTCTGCTGAAGCATCATACTGGCCACGGCCTTGTGCTCTGGGCTGAGCCACGGATCTGCGGCGGCCTGCATAAGCTGCTGGACGGACGGGCCGGCCTGACCGGGCTGAATGGCGTCACTGGAGCCGCCTGCCATCACAGGCAGATCGCCGCCGCCCGAAGTGGCCGGCATGCTGGTTTCGATCCAACCCTGATCGCCGGTCGCGCCAGCCATTCCAGTCGTCTGCGCGTATTGATAATTCTTGCCGTCCGATCCTTTGCGGATTTCGCCGGGCGTGCCGGGGCCTTGCGGCTTGCCGCTCTGCATGGCGTGCGCGACCTGCTGGACGCCAGGCGAAGCTGGCGCGGCCTGCTCAGGCTGCATTGCACCCGCCAAAGCTTGAACGACAGGTGACGGGGCCGCTGGTGCCTGTGCGGGCGGATTGGCCGCACTGAGGGCCTGCACGACCGCGCCCTGCCCGCTGATTGGCGTCGGGCTCATCATGGTCGACAGGACACGCTCGCCGGCTGGCGTGGTCGCAGCAGGATCGCCGGGGCCTGGATTGGGCAGCGGCGCGGCGGGATAAGTCGGACGAGCTGTGGGAGCCTGCATCTGATTGGGGAGCTGCGGCACGCCGCCGGGGGCAGCCATGGGCGCGCCTGGCTCTGTAAAGTTTTTCTCTCCGTTCGCATGCCGTTGGTTGAAATCCGCCATAACCGAAGCCATGTCGGACGGGTCATTACTGGCAACCTGGACAGGCGCATCAGCGGGCGCCGCCGCCACGCTGCCGTCGCCGGGAGCCGCACTACCGAAGCGCTTCTGATATGCCAGCGCATTGGCAAGCCGCGTCCCTTCCCCGCCCTTGTCATAGGGCGAGCCGTAGCGGATGAAGCCTTTCAGCGCCCGATTTGCCCCTTGGATATCTGTCGCCTTGGCGAACGCCGACCCGCCGGGGTCCACCACGACAGTGCCGGTCTTATCGGGAACGATGCCGGCTTCCCTAACGTAGAAATCCATCTGCGCTTCGGGATCGCTTGCGGATCGGCCCGTTGCTCGGGCGAAATTCTCCAGCGAAGTCTTGCGGCCTTCCCGCCACTGGGTAAACCCGACTGCGCCCTCGCCGGGATTGATCGCGCCGGGTCGAAATTCGCTTTCCTGTTTCCAGTTGCCGAGCGTGGCATAGGCTTGCGCATCGTTGAGCCCGCGCGCCTTCAGGCCGCTGTAGATCGACGCCGGATCAACGCCGCCGTGAATCGTCTTGCTCACATCGACCGAAGGCAAGGCGCCGTCAGGCGATGCCGCTGCACTCGGCAGAGCACCACCACCGGGAGCAGCCGGAAACGTACCGGCATTGATCAAGCCGCCGAATGCGTCGCTGGCCTGCGACTGCCCTGCAGTTTCCGCCGCATCGGCGCGCCGGTTCAGAACATTCTCAACGATGCCGTCGCCAAGCGCGTTCAGACCCTCGCCGATGTTCTGCGGGGCGCGCTGAGACGCCATTAGCGCCTGCACGATAGCCCGCTTCCTGGCGACTGACGCGGGCGTTTCGCCCTTGCTCGTATCGATGTTGAAGGAAAGCATGCGTCAAGCTCCCAGCGACAATGCTTTGCCGTAATCGACCTGGCGGTAACCGTCCGGCCGGCGCGAAACGGCATCTGGGCGCACCTTCTCGACTTCGCTGGCCATGAGGCCAAGCCGCATCGGCGCATCCTTCGCCTCGCCCTTGTAGTGGAACTTCCACAGGCCCATTTCCGGCGTGATGTCGGCGAGCCGTTCCTTGTCCTTTTTGGCGTCGTCATCGGACAGACCGATGAGCTTACCACCGAGACCGAACAAGCCGCCGATCAAGCTGTTGGACTGCGCCATCTGCTGATTGTAGTTGTTCATTTTCTGATTGTAGTTTTCGTTGATCAGCCCCGCATTGTCGGTCGTTGGGATCGTGCTGCCGTTGTACCCGGCCGCCTGTGGCGAGCTGACTTGCGAACCAGACAGCAGCGCCGTGATCTCGTTGATCGGCTGATTGCGGATTGCCTGCCCTTCCGAGAAGGCTTGGCCGTGGCCTTGAAGGATAAGCTGGTTGGTCGCATCGTTGGCGTTCTGGCCCTGCTGAGCCATGGCGCGATCATAGGCTGCCGATCCGAGCTTGATGCCCTGATTGGATAGCCGTGTTGCCAGCGCATCCTGTTGTTGCGCCAGGATGGGATCGAGCCGTTCCTTACCGAGCTGGAGCAGGCGCGCTTCGGTGGCATCATTCGAGCCGTCGAATGGCTTGGCCATATAGTCGTTGAGGAACGACGATTGGTTATTGGCCAGCGTACCGAGGTTCAGTTGCGCCTTGTCGGTCTGATCCTTGATCGCCTGCTGTGCCGGCGAAAGGGTCGTCGTCGCGGTGCGCGTCGGGATTTGATAGGTCTTCCCCGTATAGGGATCGGTGATCGACTGCGAACCGTTGTCGGTATAGGTAATCGTGCCATCCGGGCCGACCTGATTGGCGTTGTTCAGATACGAATTCGCGATAGCCGTCGAGATGTTCGTCCCGGTCGACGCCGCAGAGGTATCTTTGGGATTGGGCGGCGACGGTGCTTTAGGCTTGCCCATGGATCTTCCTCGTAAACTTGCTATTGCGCCAGTCGTCGTCGGTGAGCGTGAAAACGTAGCCGTCTTCGTCACGGCCGCGCATGCGCTTGATCAGGTATGGCGTGAAGCCGAAGGCCTTCGCGATCCGGACCATGCGCTCGTTTTTTGCCGAGACCTGCAGGACCACCATCTGGCAACCGATCTGGTCGAACGGGTATGAAAACATGATGTGGCGGACATCTGCGGTGAGCCACCGCGGCGTCTTCGAAGCGCTCGAAATCTGGATCAGTCCGGGGCCGGGTTGCCAGTCGTGAAACACCATTCCGGCGACGAGGTCGCCGCCATCCTCGATGACACCAATTGCCTTACAGTTGCCGAAACCGGCTTCGCAGCCTGGTGTCAGATCCGCGACGAACTGAGCCACGGCCTCGTTGTGGTCGAAGAGCAGCCTAAACAACGACTGCCCCAACCTCATAGGTCATGTCGATCGCCACCAACTCAGCATCTGGCGTCGGTGTCACGCCGCATGTCACTTGAACCTGAGGTGCAACAACGAAGCCGGTGAGACCGACTGAAACCCATTTCGTCGAAACGGTCTTTGTCGCACTGGCGTCCCATTTAGCAACATCCCAGAGGCCGGAGTCCCACTCGTCGAAGAGAGTATCGTCGGCAACCGATGATGGCGCTGAAGGCAGCGAGACCTGGTAGTCCTTCGAAACCGACAACTTGGCAATGAACTTGCGGGAGGCGAGAAACACCGTCCGCGCCATATGGACAATCTTGCTCCGGGCCGCCGCCTTCATATGATCGAACAACCCGACATAGGTGCAGGTATACGGCGTCCCATCATCGGAACCGCTAACCTCGCACTGCATGATCTTGCCGTCAGAGGTGCCGAAATAGGCCCAATCATCATGCAGGACGAGGCAGCGCGTATCCCAACCGGTGTAGTCAGCCCAGGCTCCGGTTTGCAGGTTGACGACAAAGCATCGTTTATCCTGCCCGACATCGGCCGGCAGCGACACAATCGCCATGCTGAACAGCGGCCATTTGAGGATTTCCCATGGCAGGTTGGCGCGGAACGCTGCCTGGAAACGCCAGTCCGGTTCGATGTTGCGGGAAACGCTGATCAGCGAAAGCGCGGCGCGATCCTTCTGGATGGCCTGCGAGATCGGGACGATGCCGTCATCCATTGCAATGAGCAGCTCGCCGCCAGCCTGCATGACGGCCCTCTTGCCACGTGGCGGCGACATGTCATAGCGACCAACCAGCGACCAGTCGGTAGGATCGGCAGGGTTTGCGCCCTCATAGACAGCAACCTCGCCCTTGTCGGAAACGAAGACGCATTTGTCATCGACGCCGTCACCGGCATCAAGCGACCATGTGCCACCGAAAAGCAGCGAGCCACCCTTCTGGAAGACGCCAGCAAGGGAGATGTCGAGCGCGGCCCCGGCAATCGTATCGACGGGTAGAAACCATGCCGTCAGGCTGTTTTTCTGGACGAAGAACTCGCGGTTTCGATAGGTCCAGACATGGGAGAGTTTGTTGGTGTTGATCGGGCCAAGCGCGGCAACCGTGGTCCATGTCACACCATCGAACTGCCGCATGCTGTCGGTGCCGTTGACGGCTGAGAGATAATCACCGCCAGCCGTCTCGAACTGCACATAGCTGAAATAGCCGCTGGTCAGGCCGGAAACGACTGGAGCCGGTGCCACATTCGGATCGGCCGGGTTGGTGACATCGAAAATCTTGGCGCCATCGGACGCGAACATGAAGCGCCCGGCCGAGGCGTCATAGGACATCATGCTGATGACGGCGGTGGCGCCGATTGTCGCCTTTTTCTTCAAGCCACCGCGCAGCCGGATACCGGTTGTGGTCGGGAACCAGTTTTCGAGGACGCGGGCGCCCTGCGGCTTCGACGCGGCGAGGTTTTCGTTCGAAATCTTGCCCCGGATCGGCGCCGGGAACGTGATCGTGCTGTGCCGCTGCTGCGATGGCGCGGCAACGGGTACACGGCGGAAACCGGCCCTCACGGCGTGATTACCCCTGGAAAGGCGAAATCGGCGTCAACAGGCTGGCGGCCTTGCCCAATGACGATGATATTCGACCCCTTGTCGGCGCCGGCAGACACCGACAGCGCATCCTCGTATGTCGCCATGTCCTCGGAATAGGCCTGCCCCTTGTTGGCCTTCCACTGCCAGATCATGCCGAGCTTCAGGACGCGCTCGTCGAGCCGGTAGACATCGTCATCGGCAGTGAAAGCCGCCTTCGGCGCTCCGGCGTTGTCTTTGATGATCAGGTTGGTGATGTAGTAAAACTGCGCCGTGGTCAGGTTGGCGACCGGCGGCTTGATCAGGATCTGCTCGCCGATCATCGTCCAGGCACCGACCAGATTGGCGAAATTCTGCACCGCCAAACCAAGCCACTGGTCGCTATCGGCATAATGGCTGTAGGGCGCATAAGGGCTGGCGGACGGCCAGATGCGTGCCTTCTTCAACATCCGCTGGTAGTCGTCGGGAAGGTCGAAGCCCTGCGAGACGCCATCGCCGGTAAGCGTGGCGAGCGTCTTCAGCTTGGTCCAGTCGCGGGTATCGAAAGCGATCCTATGCGCCATCTCGTTCGCAAGCGACTGCAATTCGACGTGCTCGCGATCGGTCGATGAAAACACGGCGGTCGGCACGGTCAAACCAATGACCGTGCTGACATCCTTGATGACGCTGAGGATCGTCATGGCTTAGACCGCAGCCAATTCCTTGGCCGCCGCGACCAAAGTGTCATGGTTCGGATTACCGCGTGGACGGCTGCCGGTTTCGCGGGCGATGTAAACCTTCAGCGCCTCATCATCCATGGCGTCGATTTCGCCTTCGGTCGGCGCAACAACCGGCTCCAGATCGTCATCCTCGTCGACGGGGCCGGGATCGTCGTCGACCGGCTCTTCGGTGGCGACAGGTTTGCCGCCCTGCATGTACTCTTCGCGCAACCGGCGCTCTTCAGCCAGCTGCTGGGTGAGCGCAGCGACTTGGGATGCAAGGTTGGTGACATCGGCGCTGCCAGATGCATTGTCGAGATAGGCCTGTGCCTGGTTCTTGAGTTCGCGGCCGCCCATGCCGAGTTGCTTCAGCGGCGTGCCGTCGAGAGAGGCCAACTGCTCCACCGTTTTGACGTTCAGCGCGATCAGTTCGCGGCGCTTGCCCTCCATCAGGAACGGGGCTTCCGATAGCGGCGTGCCCGACAGCGGCTGCGTGTTGCCGTCCTTGAAGGCCAGATATTGCTGATTGTAGAGCATGGCGTAGGTCACGACGCCGCCACCGGCTGCCATACTTTCGCGGGTCGCGTTTGGCTCCGGCTCATGCGCCGGGAATGTGGCCTTGGTTTTGGTGTTTGCGGGAAAGGTAAGGTCGCAGACTTCCATGTCGACGAAGATCGGGCGTCCGGCCTTCTTGCTGGACTGCTCGTCGGGCACGACGTGATTGCGGAAAACTGCATTGATGACGTTCGTGTTCGCATTCATGGCGAATGTTCCTGTCTGAGAGGTTGCGGGAGAGAAATCGGGGAGCCGCGAAGCTCCCCGTTGAAGGTTCGGAAATGCCGTCAGGGTTAGGTGATCTGACCCTGCAGGAACGGCCGGCTGATCTGGATCACTGCCAGACCAGCGGACGGGGTGCCCGTTGTGGTCGACACTTTCGCGTTGAGCACCTGCTCACCAGCGACCGGGGCATCGTCCACGCTGCCGGGAGTGGCCGCCAGCATGAACACATCGGCACCGACCACCATCGCATTCGGCGCCTTCACTACCGCAGCACCCGCGATCTGATACCAGCCGTACTGGCTGGCAACATTCGCAGACATGGCGACAGCAACGGAACCGTTTCCACCGGTGGCCGGGGCGATGGTCGTGGTGTTGAGGTACTGGTCGTACGTGACCAGTGACCCGACAGCCGTCGCGGCAACGCCTTTGAGGTAGATGAACTCGCCGACGCCGTAGGTCGGATCTTCCGCCCTGATGATGTCGCCGAGGAAAGGACCAGGCGCACCGCGACCCAGGACTTGGGTTGTAGCGCCCGGCAAGACGGTCGCAGCGATCGGCTGCAGGCCGAGGTGGGGAGTGTGCGGAACGTAAGCCATGTTTCGGTCCTCCTTATGCGGCCGGGTTGGAGTCGTAGAACTTCCACTGGAAGAGCGGATTCGTCATGGTCACCTCGCCCATGAAGCCGATGTACTGGACAACGGCATCCTGGTTGATCGGGACCATCGCCTTGCCGATCTTGTTGAAGTTCCGTTCTGGGTGGTAGCGGACCCAAAGATTGTCGGTGTCCAGACCATAGGTCGTGTTCGCCGGCATGTTGGAACCGATGCCACCTTCAAGCACGATGTCGGCCGAGCGGCCGGCGCCGAAGTACTTCAGGGACGTGAAGCCGAGCTTGCCTAGCCCAGACACGTCATTGACGCGCTGGATGGCCACAGTGGCCGCATCGTAGGCCGCATAATGCTCTGCCGACATGAGCAGCAGGTCAGCGGCTTTCTTGCCGCGTGCGCGCTGCGTCATGATGCGGTTGAGCATCGGGCGGACGGTGGTTGCGGTGACCTGGGTGCCGATGTCGGTCGCGAACGAATTCGCGTCGAACACCGATGTACGCCAGATCGCATTGGCGCCGCGATCGATGCCGGCATAGGTGCCGGAATTGTTCACGGTCGGAACAGCCAGCTGCAGGCCGCCAAGCTCGCGGCCGCCGAAGCGGGTGCCGTTGCCATGGAGCGAGATGTCGACCTCATCTTCCAGCTCGCTTTCGGCGGCTGCGATGTGGCTTTCCATCATGTCCAGAAGCTGGTTTTCGCCCTCGTTGTTGAGGATGTCCTCATTGGCGAGGGTGATGGCGACGGCAACCATTTTCGGGGTGTACTCGGCGTCGTTGAACAACTCGGTCGGCACCGGGTTGAGGAACCCGAAACCGTTATACCAGACGGCCGATCCGGTCTTCGTGTAGAGAAGACGTTCACGGATGCGCGGGCCGGAATACTCCTTGAACTTGCCCTTGCTTTGAAGCACGTGCAGCAGAGCGCACGAGTTGGAAACCAGGTCCTGGTAACCCGAGGATCGATCCTCAAGCGCCAGAGACAGGATCTCCTGGTTCTTTTCGACTGAAGTAAGAGGCATCTCGCCCCTCCTTTATGACCGGATCATCCAGCTTGGGCTGCGGCCCGCCGGAGTGCATCCTTGATTGAGGTGGAGGCTCGCTTCGTTGCCGGGTCTGAGCCGGCCGAGGGTGCGCCTGTGACGGATTTCTGGCCCTTCAGGGTCTGAGCCTGCGGGTCTGGAGCGGTGCGCGTCTGAGGCGCTGCTTGAGCTGTTGTGGCTGGAGCCGGGTTCATCCGTTCTGCCAGCGAATATGCTTCGGCCAAGTCCTTGGTCTTGCCGGACTTGATAAAGAAGGCGATGTCTTCGGCCAATTCCTCGAACCGGGGATGTTCGGCCGCGAATTTTTCCACTGCGGCGCCGGTGCGCTCGACATGCTGTTGCTGGATCGAGGTGGTCACGCCACCGACCTGCTGCTTTAACGAGGCAATCTCCTGCCGAAGCTCGCGCACCGTGGCATCGTTCTGGCCCTGCACCTCGTCGGGCTTCTGCCCCATGACGTGCGCCGCCAGTTGGCGCAGCGAGACACCAGCATAGTCGCAAACCGCCTCGATGCCCTTCAGCGGATTGGTGAGAAGGGTCCGCTCCAGATTGGTGTAGCGGGTCATCGCATCGCGCAGCGACGTGTTGTTCTTCTTCGCTAGATCGTCGAAGTCCTTGACCTGTTCGTAGGCCTCGGCCGAGACGCGGTGCTTTTCGATACCGGCCTCGAGCTCGCGGATAGAGCGGTGCACGGCTGCTTTGACGGGCTCTGGAGATTTCTCCCATTCCGCCATCGCCGCAGCATCGCTCTTGAAGCGTGCCGGAGCCTCGTGATGAGCGGTCTTGGGAGCCGTTTCAGCGGGTTTTTCGACCGTGGCGGCAGTTTCCACCGCCTTCCCTGACTTCGGGTCTGGTAGTGCCTTGTCCGCTGTCTTGTCGGCTGGTTTCGACTGGATCGGAGGGGCTTTCTTATCAGCGTCCGATATCTCCGCCTTGGCCTTTTCCGCCACCTTTTCGGCAGCAGCTTTTAGAGCTTCCCGAGCGGTAGGAGCCTTCTTTTCCTCAGCCTTCGGATCGGACTTTGCTTCGGCCTTGGGAACCTCGGAATTGACAGGCGCCGGCGGGGCGACAGTCTCGACTTCGGGTGCAACAGTAGTGGTCTCGGCGGGCGCTGATGCGCCTCCGTTCAGGTCTTCCATTGGATTGCTCCGTCTGAGGGATTGCAGATAAAAGAGCGCACGACGCGGCGCGATTGCGTCACGGAATTCTGCGTGATCAAAATCTAATTCGGCTGATTATTTCGCTGAGAAAGCCGAAGGGATTTTAGTTCTTAATTATCGACGAGTGCCCAAGTATTCTCGTTAAAACTTTGTCGGCGTCACGGCCAAGAGGTAGATCGCCGCCTTGAACCTGGGCTCGTACGTACGCCTCAATCTTCGCCATGTCTTCTTCGCTGTACGCGTTCTGCGGATACCCATGGGGTATGCCCTCGCGGAACTCCATGATGCACGTAAATCCGTTGATTCCTGTCGTGCACACACGTACGTGGCTAGGAGGGTCTGCGACCGTCCAGCGTGGACCAAAGTTGAAAACACCAAGGTACAGGATTTCGGCTTCTATCGGGCCTACGTCCGAGGCAATCATGGCGTCATAAAACATCTGGTGCACGTCCCACCATGGGGTGGTTTCTTTATCGCATTCATAATCATGAATGACAGAGGCGTTCCGATACTTACCCTCGAACGGCCCGCCTATTATGCTCCAGAGGGGCTTTGGAATTGAAGCTCCATCTACCTCGGTTCCACTAGGCACGTTCCACTGTTTGTTGTTGTCATCATCAAACTCGTAGGGCTGCAAAAGCCTTATCTTGCGTCCGTCGTCTAGAAATTCGGCTTGGAAGCTTCCAACGAAATGACCGGCTCCAGCCGTTGAAACCTGTAACAACACAGCAATTGCAGACAAAATAATGCGCGACGTTCGCATGAGACTTCGCCCCTCCGCCATTTGTCTATCGATGGTAGGACTCTACCGAATGGTTGACAACGCAGCTTGGAGATCAGTTGCTTGTGGTTCTCTCGCCGCGCTCGAACCGGGCTTTTGCCTTTTGAACGCTATCCTTGATCGCCTTGCGGTCGACCTTGGGCTTCGGCTTCCGGCGATACCGCGCCGGATCGTTTCCGATCTCCTCGACACCAGCGGCGCGATAGGTCGCGCGCAGTGCCGATTTCGAGGTGTAGTAATTGCCGTCCAGCATCGACTGCGTTTCAGGCATCGTATCGGTGCTGATCATCGGCGCCGGAAGTGCTGAACGCTTTGGCCTGGCGGTTTCCACCTTGCGGAACACCTGCCGGCCGTTGCCGAGATCAATCCATGCGTAGGTCATCAGAGGCCGCTGGTCCGCTTCAGCGTTTGCGCGAGGATCGGATTGACCTGCGTCATCGCCAGCTTGTGACCGTCAAAAACACCGGCGTTGATCTGCCGGGCGATTTCTTTGGCCTGTTCGCCCGGCAGCCCGACCGCCATCAGCGAGGCGGCGTTGCCATTGGTGAGCCCGGCATTCATCTGCCGGGCAACCTCGATCGCCACTGGATAGCTCATCCCTCCCCGGCAGAGTTCATCAGCGCTAACTGGCATGGGGTGATCCTTTCTGGGCCTTGGCGGCAGCATCGGCTGCCTTCTTGGCATCCTGGCCAGCGGTGTGATCGGCCATCTCCTGCGGTGAAAGCGTGATGCCGGCTTGTTGCGCCATCTGGGCTTGCCCTTCTGGCGGCAGATCCTTGAATGCGATTGATTCGGATGGGCCTTTGGTCTCGACTGCGGCGGCAGGCTCTGGCGTCTGTAGCGCGGCGAGTTCGAGGCGCCTGATCTGCAGTTCCACGGCGCTCTTTTCCATGTCTTGCTGATGCTTTTGCGCCGCTGCCTGACCTGCCGCGATGAGGTTTTTTACCTGCAATTCAGTGGTGACGCGCTTGCTCTCCGCGTCCTGCTTTGCCGCGGCGTCCTTCAACTGCGCGTCGTGCGCGGCTTGGTACTGCTTCAGCTTCTGATCGGCCGCCTTGGCATCGGCATCGGCCTTTTGCGCCGCAGCTGCCGGATCTGGTTGCGGCTGGCCAGCCGAGGCCTTCATCTTCTCGGCAAATTCATCGATGGCCGCGTCCATCGAACGGCCCGGCCGGAATGGTGCGACGGCAAATTTGAGCAATTCAGCAGCGAAAGGCGCCGTTTCTGGTTTCGACTGCACCATCGGCGCCAACTGCGCCAAGGTGGTGCCCAATGCTGAAAGAAATTCGGTACGATGCTGCTTTTCGGCATTCTCGTCGGGCTGAATGGTGCTGTCAGTCTCGATGTCGAGATTGAACGGTCGCATGCGCTGGTCCTGGAGCAAGTCCATCACCTGCTCGATGGTAACGGTTTTCTTCAGCTCCTCGACCTGCTGGCTGATCTGCTGCAACTGGCCTTGTGCCTGCTGCATGATCTGCTGTGCGGCTTCCGGGTTCTGCTTGGCCATCTGAGCGATTTCGGGATCAGACTGCGCCTGCTGAAGCTCCGCAGCGATCGACTTGCCTTGGGCCTCCAGCGCTTTCACCTGCTTCGAAATATCGGCGTTGGCGGGCAGGTCCATCTGCGCCATGTCAGCCAGCGTCTTCTGCTGGAAATTCTCGGCCATGATCTCGCCGGCAATGGCCGCGATGTCGCGGGCGATACGAACCAGTTCGTTCTGCCGGTCACGGATGCGAACCGAGCCGTATTGCGTCTTGATCTGCTGCGCACCGAGCGTTTCGTTCGGATTGCTCTCGCCGCGCATGATGTCCGACAGGCCACTGATCTGGTAGATGTCGTCGATCAGCTCCTTGCGGAGCGAGATGAGCTGGGTGATCGTCGTCGCGATCATGTCCAGCGGAAGCCAGACGATCGTATCCTTTGCGGCACCGTTGCCAAATGCTGCCCAATTCGACACCGGCACCATGACCTGGCGGTCGTTGGTCGACTTCAGTGCGGCTTCGATGGCATCGCCGATTTCACCGGCACCAGAGGGATAGAACCCCCGAACCCGAAGCCCCTGCGTCAGCGCGGAGATCCGGTTGGTGATGTCGTTGATTTCCTCGATCTGATCCTTGTAGAACAGATAATCCGGGACCGGGATCAGGCTTTCAGGCTGAAGCGTTCCATATGCCGGCTCCGGACATGGGAAGAAGCCTTCCAACGTCAGATGCGGCTCACCTTCATCGAGCACGACATCGACGCCAGGCGAGACCCAAACCACCTTGTTTTCAGACTTCGACCAGATTTCCCAGACGCGCGCCTTCAGCTTGCCATCATGGTTGTTCTTGTCGTCCTTGCGGACGGCGAACTCGGCATCCTGATAGGCATTGCCGGACGTGGCGCGGAAACGCTTCCGCATCTCCTTGCGCGTCATCCAGGCGCCACCGCCGACCCAATCAACTTCCCGCCATGTGCGGGCCGGATCATGCACGAAATCCTTGCGGTTCTTGTGGTCGATGCAAACCCGCTCGACGAAGTCGTTGTCCTTGCTCTTTGCCTCGTAGCGGAGCCATGCGCAGCCGCGATTGAGCAGGGCCAGATCGTCTCTGATACGGCGCATGACGCCGTCGATGCGCTCGCGATCGAATGTGACCACGGTGCAGCGCTCGAGGAACTCCGCCGTGGTGCGCTGCACCGGCCGGCGATCCTGAAAGCGCGGCGCAACCACCGGCACCGGGGGCCGGGAATACATCGACGGCTTAAGCACCTCGATGTTGGCCCAGAATATCTGGAATTCACGGTCGCGCGTGATGCTGGCCAAGCGGGCAAGCTCGGCATAGCGCTTCTGGATGTTGGTGCAGCGCTCCTGGTAGTCGGCGAACCCAGCCTTTTCCTGATCCTTGATGAGCTTCAACCAGCCCTTGGAGGATTTGGGTTTCAGCGACGGATCGACGGCTTCGCCATCGTCCATCACGTCGTCGTCGCTTTCGGTCGCCATTAGGCTACTACCTGCTTAGACAGCCATTCAGGCATCCGCTTGCCTTCCTCTGGCTCTGGCGCACCGTTCAGCGCTTTGAACTGATCCGCCTTCACAAACTCGCCGATGACGACATCTGCAATCAGCTCATAGCCTTGGCCGTCAGGCCCTTCGAAGCGATGGCCGGCGCGGTACAGTGGTTCGGTCATACGCGTATCCTTCGGATGCCTGCGCCGTCGTCGGGCGCACCGGGCAACATGATCTGGCCGGCCTTCGGGATTTCCTTCGGCCGCTCTTTCGGCTTGCCGGTCCATGGTCGCGACATGCAGGCATACCGAGTCTCGTCAGCAGCGTGATCTTCCTGCTTGGTGTCGAGGTCTTCCGGGTGCGCTTCGTCATGCTGGAGCGCCGGCAGTGTCCGAATGGTGTGAATGCAGGTGTCGAA